AGGTGATAGTGAAATTTCTATATCAACTCCTGCTTGCAATCATCACACAGAAGTGATTTCTTTCTTAAAGAGACACTTTAAGAAATTTGATAGATGTGGGTTCTTATCGTTACCAATTGCTGGAGTAGTTGGCCAACATATTGATATTGGATCTTATTATCAAACAAGAGATAGATACCATCTTGCAATTCAAGGTGTATATGATTACACAGTTGGAGGGGAGACTGTAAGAGTAGAAGCAGGTGACTTGATTTGGTTTGATAATAAACAATCACATGGAACAAAGAATGTTGGAGATGTTGTAAGAATCACATTTGTGTTTGATGTTCCGCATTCCAAGAACAATCCATAATTGTCTTGCAACAAAAGTTATTGTATAATAGGAGATATAAATGAAAGTTTTAAAATTTTATGCCGACTGGTGTGGTCCATGCAAAGCATTGACAAGAATTATTGAAATCGCTGGAGAGAAAGTTACAATCCCAGTTGAAAATGTAAACATTGATGAGAACATTTTTCTTGCACAAGAGTTTAAAGTTCGTTCAGTTCCGACTATGATATTGGTTGATGATACTGAAAATGAAATTAAACGACATGTCGGTTTAGTGAATGAAGAGAAATTATTAGAATTCCTGAAAGGTTAATATGAGCATACTAGACAAAATTAAAAAGAATACAACAATCAAAGATTCAGCAATTCTTGCTCAATCAAAATTCTTCGCTAAGAAGGACATGATTCCAACCTCAGTACCAATTATCAATGTGGCTTTATCTGGTCGTCTTGATGGTGGATTAGTTCCAGGATTGACGATGTGGGCTGGTCCAAGCAAGCACTTTAAAACTGCTTTCTCTTTGCTTATGGCAAAATCTTATTTGGACAAGTATGAAGATTCAGCGTTATTGTTTTATGATTCTGAATTTGGTACTCCGCAGTCTTACTTTGATACCTTTGGTATTGATACTAAGCGAGTGCTTCACACTCCTGTTACAGATGTTGAACAACTCAAGTTTGATATCATGCAGCAACTGTCAACCATCGAGCGTGGAGATCACCTCATTATCGTCATTGATTCGATAGGAAATCTCGCTTCCAAGAAAGAAGTAGAGGATGCATTGGACCAGAAAGCAGTTGCTGATATGAGTCGTGCAAAGCAGATGAAGAGTTTGTTCCGTATGGTTACACCTCATTTGTCCATGAAAGATATTCCACTTGTTGTAGTGAATCATACATATAAAGAGATTGGTCTTTATCCTAAAGACATCGTTGGTGGTGGTACTGGTTCTTACTACTCAGCGGACAACATCTTTATTCTTGGTCGTCAGCAAGAGAAAGATGGAACTGAATTAACAGGTTACAATTTTATTATTAATGTTGAGAAGAGTCGTTATGTTAAAGAAAAATCTAAGATACCTGTTAGCGTATCTTTTGATGGTGGTCTTAGTAAGTGGAGCGGTTTGCTTGATATTGCTCTTGAGTCCAAACATGTGGTCAAACCATCCAATGGTTGGTATTCCAAATGTGATCCAGTTACAGGAGAAGTAGAAGAAAAGAAATATCGTTTGAAAGATACTGACACTAAAGAGTTCTGGTTACCACTTCTTACAGATAAAACATTTTATGACTATGTCAAGAACAAATATTCAATGGGTCAGGGTGATATGATTAGAGCAGATGAGTTGGATAAGGCACTTGAGGAATTGGAATTCGATGAAGAGTAATCTTCCAATTATAGTCCTCGAAGATAAAAGAGATGGACAACAAGCAATTAAGTTGACAGAAGAACCATTTGCAGGTATAATTTATTGTTATGGTAAAGTTGAATTTGAAACAGATGAAGAAAATGATTCTGCAACATTAAAATTTGATTATGAGATTTTAGACTATGCTGAAAAGGGATTGTCTGATAAAAAACCATTTGAGAAATACATTGGAAATATTCTTGAGCAATTGATTCATGAAGGTATCCAAGAAAATAATTTAACATACACAGGCGGAGTTGATGAGAATAGAACAGAAGATTCTAAGCAATCTGATACATGATGAGCATTATTGTCGTAAGGTAATTCCGTTTCTAAAGAAAGAGTATTTTACAGATCGTAAAGAAGCAATCCTTACAAGTGAGATTGTTTCCTTCTTCACAAAATACAACAAACCTGCAACAAAAGAAATTCTATCTATTGAAGTTGGAAATAGAAAAGATCTTAATGACAAAGAGTTAGTTGAACTTGCCGATTATATCGGTAGTTTGAATCATGAGCCAGTCAATGAAGACTGGATGCTAGAAAACACTGAGAAGTTTTGTAAAGATAGAGCGGTTTATAATGCGATCCTTAATTCAATTAGTATCATCGATGGGCGAGACAAAATTCATACTAAAGATGCGATACCTAGCATCCTTAGCGATGCACTCGCTGTTTCTTTTGATAATCACATCGGTCATGACTATCTGGATGACCACCTTTCGAGGTTTGATTTTTATCACAGGGTTGAAGAGAAAATTCCTTTCGACCTTGACATGTTCAACAAAATCACCAAAGGTGGACTCTCAAAGAAAACCTTAAACATCGCACTTGCTGGCACTGGTGTTGGTAAGTCATTGTTCATGTGTCACATGAGTGCTGGTTGTTTGACACAAGGTAAAAATGTTTTATACATAACTATGGAAATGGCAGAAGAAAGAATCGCTGAGAGGATTGATGCGAATCTCTTGAACCTTACCATGGATGAATTGAAAGTTATTGATAAGGATATCTTTGAATCTCGTATCGCAAAGATTACAAGTAAGACTAAAGGTAAACTAATTGTCAAAGAATATCCAACTGCAAGTGCTCACTCTGGGCACTTTCGTGCATTGCTGGAAGAATTAAAACTGAAACGAGACTTTAGACCTGATATAATCTTCATTGATTATCTTAACATCTGTGCGAGTCAGCGAATGAAGCAAGGTGGAAGTATTAACTCTTATACATATATTAAGGCAATCGCAGAAGAGTTGAGAGGTTTGGCAGTAGAGTATAATGTGCCAATCGTTTCAGCAACTCAAACAACTCGTTCTGGGTATACAAATTCAGATCCAGGACTAGAAGATACGAGTGAATCATTTGGTTTGCCAGCGACCGCTGACTTCATGTTTGCTTTGGTCAGCAATGAAGAATTAGAAGCGTTAAATCAAATCCTTGTAAAACAATTAAAGAATCGTTACAACGATCCTAGTTTTTACAAACGATTTGTGATTGGAATTGATAGAGCAAAGATGAAATTGTATGACACAGAAGCATCTGCTCAAGTTAATATAAGTGACTCTGGTCAAGATGATGAGCCAGTGTTTGATAAGAGTAGTTTTGGTCGCAGACAAAAAGCAGAATCATTCGAGGGATTTAAGTTTTAGGAGAAAGATATGGTAAAAGTTATTGTAGCAAAACAGAAACATGATATGACTCATATGTTGGGGCAGTTCCCTGATGAGTCGCATTATGATCATCTTATCGAGGAAGATACAGATGTATACATGCCAGAGATTCCAGGACATCCAGAGATGACATTCTCTGAAGAGAGGATTGTTCTGAAGTTTCGTAAGAATTATTTTACAAAAGAACAACAAGACCAAGCATACATTGGACTTCGTGAAGCTGCAACTGAGACGCAGAATCGTGGACTTGCAGCTGGACCAAGAGCAGAGAAGTTAGGTAATCGTGAATGGGTCACTGAGTATGAATATGACATCGTTGATTACTTCAGTAATCCTAAAGCCAATCTATTTGGTGAAGATCCGATTGAAGCAATTCGTCAGGCACATAAGAACAAGAAGCCATCTCCGTCTAATCGTAATAATGTTTGGGGTATTTCTACTGTAAAGAAAGACAACTTTGTCTTTGAAGACTGGGTTGAAGCAACAAGAAAACTTTCTGAGAATGAAATGCGTGCAGAAGCAAAACGAGTTGCTGAGAAATATATCTGTGCAACAACCTATGCCAATGGTGTGTTCTCTGGTATTGCTGGGTGGTTCGATCGTTATCCTCGCATTCCTTATGGTCGTGCAACATCTTATACTGCGAATCATCCAGACAAATTTGCTATGGCGTATCCATTCCTACAGCAACTTGCACAGGGTTTCAA